CGACGAAAAGCACTGTTGGCACATGGAGCAATCAGGCCCTTTTGGACCCGCTCTATGTTCGTCAAGGCTTTGGCGCCACAGCGATCTCTCGCTGTAAGCCAGCGTCGCCTCAAGCATCATTCAGCGTTATGGTTGCTGAACTGCTTCGAGAGGGCATTCCATCTCTGCTGTCAAATTTTCAGGTTCGAGAACAAACGAAGTATTTCCGTTCGTTAGGTTCGAACTACCTGAACGTCGAGTTTGGATGGAAACCTCTGGTTTCCGATCTCAAGAAGACGGCTCATTCGCTACTAAACTCTGTAGCGATACTCGAAGACCTTGCTAGGAATTCGGGGAAGAGCATGAGACGGCAGTATCAGTTCCCTGGTTCCTCCTCAGTTACCGAGGGAGCGGATAGTCAATATCCGTTCCCAATTCTCGGTATCCCGTTTTGGAATCAGGCAGGTGGTCGCAAATTTTCCACCACTATGACCAAGAAGACTTGGTTCACAGGGGAGTTTCGCTACAGGTATCCTCCTGTTAGCAACGGCACCATAATCGGTGTCAAGGGTTGGTGTAGACAGATTCTTGGTCTAGACCTCACACCCGAAACTCTTTGGAATATTGCGCCCTGGACGTGGTTGTTCGACTGGTTCGCGAACACTGGCGATATTCTCGCCAATGTATCTGCGATCACGGAAGACGATCTCGTGATGCGCTACGGCTACCTTATGCAGGAAGTCGTGCAGACATACACTTCCACTCACTTCGGGATTACATCCCGATATGGAAGTGTTCCCTCCCAAATTACGGGCTCAGCGGTTTATACCACTAAGTCACGGATTGGGGCATCACCCTATGGATTCGGCTTGACTTGGGCAGATCTTACCCCTCGTCAGATAGCCATCCTGACTGCGATTGGTATTACACGTCGCGGTCGTAGTTGAACACCCGTAGGTATTCTCCTGCGGTTCCCTCAAGAACAACTTCATAGTTGTCTCCTGAAAGAAGAGATTGTCATGTTCGCAGATCCCTTTACTATCACGGTCAATGCGATTGCAAAGTCGCTTGGCCGCACTGGAACCGGCATTGACACTGCTGCTTATAGCACCAGTGATCGTGCCTACCGTGTCCAGATTTCCCATTCATATGGGAAGCGGACTCGTCGTATGGCGAAGATGATTCACGACTCTCTTGTCGCGAACCCACTCGTCGCCGGTCAGAACATCAATCAGACGGTTTCGTGCCATCTGGTTGTTGATGCTCCGGCAGGTTACGACACCACGCTCCTTAAGCAGGACGTGGACGGTTACCTCGCTTGGCTGTCCGCTTCTAGCGGTGCAGCCGTTGCGAAGCTCCTCGCCGGCGAGAGCTGACGAGGAGGCCAGTGGCCCTGGCTTCCGCCAAGGCAGGGGTCTCACAGTCGAAAGACTGAACGTGACACAGTTCGTCCAGCCCAGTTACACCCTATATGAAAGGGGAACCAGGTGGAAAACCTGTTGTCTCTCTGGAAGGTTCTGGCCCATGATATGGGTCAGAGATGTGCCGTCGACACCACTCTTGACTTCGAAGAAGTCAAGCGTCGAACTGAATGCGAAGGAACGACGTTTCTCACGATCGTTCTTCCTGACTTCGGGAAAGCCATTGAGAAATGGCTCGATCAAGGTCAGATTGTCCCAGCTGACATATCCGGTTTCCGGATGCGTCATGGACTACCCATTTTCATGGGCCAGTTCATCAAACTGGTGTTCAGTTCGCAGAATGGCGCGCTGCTGGCTGTTCCAAGTACTGACGCAATACTTGCCTTGCGGCAACTTTGCGGTTTGTACGGTAAGATGTTCCTTCCGGCATCGCCGGAGAGGACACGTCGCACCATGGAGCAGTTTATCAGCACCGATGAAGAAGTTGGTCAATGGGAGGATAGAACGTCCCTCCCCCTTGTGGCTCGTAAGAGTCACAAGGAATTGGAAGCGGGACACTGGTCAGAGGAAACTCTGGCCTTTTCTCGCTTGTCTATGCTTTTGTTTCATCGGGTTTTCGATCGTGTCAATCTTGACATCGCCGAAAGCTCTCTGACTCCGAAGCATGGACCAGGATCCACTGCTGAAGGATTCCTTGGAAACAAGAAATTCTTTGCAGACTGGACTTGGCGGCTAGAGGAATTCTTTTCCTCAGCTGACCACATCCTGCCATCTCCAAGATATCACTACCTCTTGGAGGACATCAACTTCAGGGATCTTGAGAACGAATTACCTATCGAGGTGATTCACGTTCCCAAGACTGCGAAAACGCCCCGTATCATCGGCAAAGAGCCTGTCTGTATGCAATACACACAGCAGGCAATCGCCGAAGGAATCGGAAAAGGCCTGAATGAGGATAATATCCTCAAAGGGTTCCTCCGACTCCGTAGCCAAGAAGTTAATCAACTTCTTGCACGGGAAGGGTCCATAACCGGATCCTTGGCAACTCTCGACCTTTCCGAGGCGAGTGACCGCGTTTCGAACGAACTCATCCGGTTTATGACCGGGAGATGGACGCACCTCGATGGTGCTATCCAAGCTTGCCGTTCTAGGCACGCTATCGTTCGACTTCCTGTCCTGAATGGCAAGTCCGTCATCGGCGACGATAAGAATCTCGTTGCAGATGAAAGACGCCACATAGTTCTCAGGAAGTTCGCCCCTATGGGGTCCGCTCTTACTTTTCCTCTTGAGGCGATGGTCTTCTTGACCGTCGTTCTCATTGGAATTGAGAAGAGCATCGGTAGGCGCCTCTCGGAACAGGATCTTAGGAACCTGTCCGGGCGGGTGGCGGTCTATGGGGATGACATTATTGTCCCCACTGACCATGTCGGATCTGTCGTTCATGCACTTGACTCCTTTGGTTTCAAGGTGAACTCCTCCAAGTCTTTCTGGACCGGAAGGTTCAGGGAGTCTTGTGGGAAGGACTACTATGCGGGCATTGACGTGTCATACGTCAAGTTCCGCAAGCAGTGGCCCGACGACAGACGTGATGTAGAGGAGATCATTTCACTGGTTAGTTTCTTCAACCAGTGCAACGACGCTCACTACACCGAGACAGTTTCCTATCTTCGAAAGAAGATAGGAAAGTTGCTCGGGGGATTCTTCCCCCGAGTATCTCGTGATAGTGCGATCCTAGGAGAGTGGAGTGATACCTTAACCGATATCACTCGTATGTGCCCTGATTACCAACGTCCCTTAGTTAAGGGATGGGTAGTCAAGGATCACATTCCGGAGAACCCACTAGATGGGGAACGCGCACTTCTCAAGTTCTTCCTCAAGAGAGGCGATGAGCCTCTCAGCCAGGAGCACTTGCTACGTTCCGGACGAAGCAAAGCCGTCAGCATCAAGCTTTGCGATGGGCTAGCTTAAGCTAGCGCTGCTTCGGCAGCAGTGTG